CATTCACTAGCCTAGCTATTATATTTGCACTACTTCCTAGCTTGTCAGAGTGCTTTGTTACAAGCCAAGTTCTAACAACATTTAGGAATTTTTTAGATCCCTCTTTAGTTGATAATTTTTGCACATCCCATTTTCTATTGAGATATGAAAGTAGCTGATCGTCTGTAAGCCCCTCAAATAAACCCACATCTTTAGCTTGTTCAACTATAGGATTGTATAATTTTTCACGCCAATACTTTGCTGACTCTCTAACGTACTTATTAGGGTGTTGGCCGCCATTGTCTAGCGCCTTACTAACCTCTTCATTAAACTGCTTGGCTGCACTACCTGAGCGCATAAAGCCACCTACCTTGCCAAGGCTTAGTTCTTTTAGGTACTGCTTCTGTGCGCTTAAATGCCCTTGATAAGCCTGAACGAAAATAACTTCTTTGTTCTTTATAGCGCCTTCAACTGACTGCGTTGCCAAAACCCTGCCCTGGTCGGTTTCCATTGCTAGGAAGTTTTCAGCAAGCTTTGTCATGTTTTTTCGCATAGCATCTGAATCCGAAGTAATGCCCCTGATTAGCGGTCCTCCAAACCTATTCATGCTTTTTGCGAAAGCTCTTGCCGCCTTCCCTTTTATCTTCACAGGGCCAGCGGTATCTATTGCCTGTATGCGGTCATTTTGTACCATTGCCGCGCCCATGCTTTTGTCTAAAACTGGATTGAAACCATCAGCCGCATTTTTCTGAAAATCAAAGGCATACTCTGTCTGTTCTATAAGCTTGTTATAGTCTAAGCCTCTTTTCTCTACATAATTTCTAAACCCTGCGGCACCAACACCAAACAAGCCGCCTAAAAAAGTAGCTGCCGATACATTTACCGCACTCTCACCAAAGCTTCTCTCTATTTGTTGATGTCTTAATCCCGCCTCTTCTACAGCGGTAGCAGTACCTAAAGTAGCGGCAGTTACAGCACCACCCTTTAAAAGAGAATAACCGCCCTTGTAAGTTTTATACAATGTGCCGCCAGGCACCACATAATTTATAGGATCAAAAGCCTCTGATGCAAACGCCGCCCATCCGCTACCCCTAGAGGCTATATCTCTAAACTCTCTTTCCCTTTTAAGTGTTTTTCTTACAGCGTCAATCTCAGCAACATTATCAGCAAGATAAGCCGCGTCAATGAATTCCTCGTTAGCTTTTTCTTCATCAGTAAAATAATCAAAGGGATTAAAGTTAGAGTTATCTATTACATTATCTGGCATATTCGGGTACTTAATGAGCTCACCATGAATGTAATTATTGAGCGCAGAATTAGCCTTGACAGCCTCCCAGAATCCAGGCTCATCCTCCATGGGATCGCCATCAAAGTTTGCAGATATATCTCTGTATAACCTTGATCTTAGTGATTCATCTTCTATTATCATATTTTATAAAGCCTTCGGCGCTTCTCTTTGAGTAACCCTTTCTTGTATTTTTTTGGCTTCTTCTCTTGTAATGGCTTTTGATCTCTTTCTTGCTGCCTGCTCTTCCAGGCTGCCCTCACCTTCTTCAATAGCCCTGTTTACTCTCTCTAGTGCCAATAAGTCATTTCTAAGGTTAAGATCTGGCTTGAACCTATAACCTATGCCGCTAGGAGTTCCCATGTCATCTAGGTAGTAAATTAGGTAAGTAGGCTCGCCTGTTGTTCTGGCCTCTTCCTTTGTTCTGTCGTCATCAAGGAAGTATATGTTTTCAGCTTCTATAGGAGAGCCTTCTAGTTCGCTTATCTGCTCTGCCGCTTGATCGGTGATGTACTGCGTACTACCAGCAGAGTCGGCATAATAGGTGCCCATAGGATACTTCATAAAGTCATTTCTTCCGCCAAACCTAAACGAGCCCCAATCTTTTTTGGCAAGCTTTAATGCTTCATCCATAGAGTCGTTCCAGTCACCGTAACCAGTAAAGAATAAACTTTCAGCTATCGTGCCAACTTCTTGCTCCAGCCTGTCTAACTGGGTTTCCTGTATGTCATAGCTAAGCCAGCCATCTAACTTATAATCGTCCTCTACGGCAGTCCTAACCTTAGACATATACTTGTTTTCTTTAATCTCATCTTTCTTTTTGTCAATAGCAAACTGATTTTTAGGATCTGTAATCTCTCTAGCCTGGGCTATTGCTTTTGTTGGATCTTCATAAACATTGCTTAATGTAACCGCCTGTTTAATGAAAGACCTTTGATTTGGCGATATAAAGTCATAAGATATTCCGTCTACATCATCCACCCCATTCACTAGCTCTACAGCTCTCATTAGCAACTCTGGCTCCCCGCTAACCGCTAGCTGGTTTATTTCATTTTTTAGCGAAGTGGGTATTCTTCCAGTTTTCATGTTTTTAACAAACATAATCTTGTCTTGGCTTGAAGCACCTTGAACAAAATTATCGTAGTAGCTGTTTTCCTCAGCAAACGGGATAAATTCTGTATTCTCCCCGCTAAGTCTTTTTGCTATTAAAGAAAATGACTTTTGCTGTTTTCTTGCGCTTTTTTGAGTGCTAGCTATGTTCTTTAGAAAGCTTGTGTGCTGCGCCATTGTTATTTCGGTATTCGGGTCATTCCACATGCGCTCAAACTCACCGACTATCATTGCTAGGTCTGCGTCAGGGTTTTCAGCCTGTACCATCAAATTTGAGATTTTTGTCTGTGTTGCTATCTCTTCTTCTGTTCTAATCTTGCCCTGCAAGGTCACTGTTTGCGTAACCTGGGCAACTAGCTCGCTTGTAAACGTATTCCATTCGCCCACTGTGTAACCTTCTGGTACAGTGCGCTTTATGTTGTCTATGGCTTCAAAGGCTTGCGATTCGCCATCCTCTGTGTATATCTCGGTTATTGTTCTTTTTATTTTTTCCTGAGCTACAGTCTTAGCAACCATCTGCTGTTCCGTTGCAGCCTCTTCAAGAGTGATGTAGCCATTTTCTAGCTTTCTATCAATCTGACTTAATGCTTCCTGTATGTATTCGTCTGCCGCATCATCGTCGTTGTTAAAGATAGATCTTTGCGCTTGGTTTATGTACGTTGCGATTGCCTGGTTGTGATTACCAATAGCCTGAGTTCTTCTTTTCTCAAAATCTGCCATTGCCACCTTTCCAGCGGCAGTAGATTGCATTTTGTCAAACTTAAATAAAATCTCATCAGCCGCCTCTGGCACCAACTCTTCTTCTAGCCCCTTGCGGTACGCCTTTATCTTTTCAGAGTAAGAGTAGGAGTCATCAGCGTTTTCTTGATATATCCTGTCTAGGTCATTGGTTATATCAACATCCATTCCCGCCTTATAGGAATCTATCGCAGCCTTATTAAAGGACTGCTGTGCAATGTTAAACCCTGATTTAAGTTCGGGCGCTATAGTCCGGCCCATTTCATCAGTCTGCATTCCCTCTGCGGCACCCATCTCGGCACCGTACTCAGAACTAGCAATGGCGCTTCGCTCAATAGCATCAGGAGCAAGCCTTAGCTTACTCTTTAAATTCTCAAACCTCTCATCTCCTATGGATGAGCCTGAGCTTAAACCTACTCTTCTTTCGTATGTCATAAAAGCGGCATAGTTTGAATTAACGCTGGAATACTACCAACTAAAGATGTTCTTTGCTGCATCTTCATTTCATCTCTAGCTCCCTCTGCGGCAACTCTATCAAGCTCTCGCTGTGACTTCATTCTGGAGCCTGAAAGAGCAATATTAGCCCTTTGTGCCGCTTCATCCTCAGCAGACCTTCTTGAATCCTCTTCAATGGCCGCCAAAGCTGTGCCCTCTGCGGTTAATCCGCTTAAAGCATTTTTTAATATGGTTTTATCTATGCTTCTTCTTAATGCCTCTTTTCTCATCTTTGAAGCATCTCTACCTGCTGACATTTCAGAGGTAAGCGCAGACTGTAGCTGTGCATCTCTAATTTTGTCCTGCGCCTTAGATATACCGATATTGGCTCCCTGTGTTACATAATCAGCATAAGTAGCCGTTAATGCTCCACCCCATTCAAGCCAAGGCACTACAGCTCTCAGCTTGCCTTCATCACCAGTATCCATGCCTTGCGTTCTCTCTTGGCCGTTGTTTTTATCAAAGCCAGAAAAATTAGGCGTTAAATTCCAAGTATCTGCCATTTTAATTTACCTCAACAATAGTCTCTACAGCCAACAAAGTGAAATCAGTAGGGTCTGGTATGTCAATCTCTGGCGCCAGTATTGCGCTCCATCCTGTTTGACCTTCTATCCTTCTAACAAGCCCTGTAATTTTCTCTGGTGGTTTATCTAATGGTGAGTTTGCCCCCTCCCCAAAAGTTCTAGTCGGTACAACTTTCTTACCGTCTATAGTAAAGCTTTGTGTCTCAAATACCATATAATTTTGCTCTGCTACCTTCTTTTTTCTCATCAATCCAGAAAAACCAGCATTAGGGCTAAAAGGCATAAACTTAAATCCAGCCTTATAGTTTATTCCTACCTCGACTACTGTAGCCTCGTTGTCTAGCTCAATCTCGCCATTCACAGGCGTTGCGTTTATCGCAACATAGCCATCAGCCTTAACTCTACACTCCTGGCCATCTAATACATCTAGTCCAGTCACAGTGGTTACAGGACTCCCAAAATCCTGCTTTATATTCATGTCAGTGTAGGTGTCATCAGCTAGACGCTCTAAGGTCAAAATGCTCTTTCCGTCTATAACTCTGTTCACAGATAGATAAACCCTATCTCTAATGCCTACCATTGCCTTGAAATCGCCTTCTGTAGTCAATGGAACGAAATTGGAAATCTCCTGCGCCCTTAAGGTGTTGTATACAGTACAGGTGCCATCACCGTTTATGATGAATACGTAGATGCTATCTTCCCCTGTGGCGCCTACCGAAAAGCCCATATCTACAGGGTCTTTAAGTAAATCAGAAGAAATAGTGGAAAGAGAGTTAGAACTGTAGGCATCCTCACCAAAGTTATACAAAAACCCTCTTAGTGCGCCTACATCCTTGTCTATAAACATGATATTACCCTCTACATCCACAGGGTTTATTTTCCTGCTTCCGTAAGAGGTCTGTAAATTAACAGCAAAGGTAGATGGCGTTACAACCTCTGAAGAGTCAACGAACTCAGAGCCTTCAGTAAATATGGCTAGCCTCCTAGAAGAGACTAAGGAGGTTATTGAATTTCGCCTTTTAGAGTCGAGCGTAACAAAGATAGGGCTAGTGTCAGTAGTAACGTTAATAGCGAAATCAAAAAAGAAATTAACCCTTGACGCAAAGAGGCTTTGAAATTTGCTTTTTGTTCCTCCAAACCACAATCTGTTTTGGTAGAACGCGATTGTTCTTGGGTATCCTCTGGTTTCCGACCAAACATCTTCTTTTCTTGGCGAGCCAGTTACAGCCTTGCTAACTATAACCTTGTCGCTGAAATCTCCTGTTGTTACATAACCCTCAAAAATATCGAAATCATCTGTAGCTGAAGCTGAAAAGGTTACAACAACTGTAGATCCCGACAAATTAGTACTTACACCGCCTGCCCCAACTATAGGTAATGCTTCTAGTGCAAGCTTGATACCATCTGCCACGCCTTGAGTTGGTGTCGTTGCGCCTCCAGCGTAAACAATTTCGGTAGTCTCTAAGCTTTCCAGCCTAAGCTTAAATAACTGACCACTATCCATTCCCTGAAAAGTAATGTTGTAAACTGCACTTACGGGGACTGGAGAGTTATTATCATTATAATCAAACTGCGGTATAGATTGGAATGGAATATCGTCTATTGTGAATAAATCAGTATCTATGGAATAAACCAGCCTTTGTGGTGGCGTATCCTCTTGTACAAACAAGAAAACAAAATCTGACCTAGCACTGTCTACATCAGGAATAACATCATTGGTAAATTTAGATGGTAGCCTTGTTTTTAATACATCGTTCTCATAAATAGTCCACGATCTATCAGTCAAGGCAACAACAAAGCTGGTCTGTTCTGATACCCCAAAGTCAAACAGCCTAACCTGACTTACATCGCCTTCGCCATATATCCATAATCCTGCTAGCTGAACTTTATTGGTATCTAGGTCTGTATTACCTATTCTTACCAGTCTTATGAATTGAGCGCTAACACCGTCCGCCCTGTAGTCTCTGCTAAAGCCATCTACTATTGGCAAATCAAGCAAATCATCCCATACAAAGCCATCATTGCTTGACTGTATCTTAAACTCATCACTTGATACATTAGTTCCTCCAGCAAGCCTTATTCCTATAACGTCAACAAAATAGACATCCTCAGCGGTACCAAAGTCGTATTGAGCAACAACATAAGGATCTATAGTGGTAATGTCAGTAGTCGTTTCTGTGCCCGTAGAGTAGTCATAGTCATTGATCTGACTAGGCGTACCACCCTCTGGCATAGATGGGGTAAATGATTGCTCTACAAGCTGATTAGGTAAGGTATCAATATAAGAAAGCCCTGGCCTTCTCTTAATGCCACCTAAGGGAATAGTTAAAAGATTGTTAGACTCAGCTAGACCTTTGTTGTATATCTCTATGTCTACCCTGCCAAAAGCCCTAGCATCTAATACGCCAGAAGCAAAATTAGTCTGTAGTATTTGCCCCTTAGCCATGCTAGTTCCTCACTTGCAAGAATGGCATGCTCTGTATTGGTCTTTGTATTCTTTGTGTGCTGTCTATTGCTCGCGCATTTTGGCCCTTCTGTAGGGCTAACTGCTTCATTAACTGCGCTGTATTTGTGTTTTCTCTTATCGGTATTGCAAACTCAGCTGCTAAAGAGTATTCCATGAATTTTTCAAAATAAGGGGGCCAAGTAGTCTCATCAACCTTTTGAATGTAATCAAGGATTAGCTCATCATTATTACAGTAAATCCTGTCTCCATAAATCTCATAATCAGGATTGTACTCAAACCGTATGATTCTGACTAAGTTAGCGGGCAACTGAAAAACATTGCGCCATTTCTTAATCAAAGGTTCTTCGGTATTTATTTTGGCTAATTGCCTGACATTTCTGGCAAAGCTCCAGGGGTGTGACGATAGGGCATCATAGTAAATACCATCGTACAAGCTGGCTGCTACATTCGCCCTCTCCGAACCATCATCAAGAGAGTTTATGGTCGTATCGCCTATAAGCAGCAAGGCGTTAGAGATTGCACTTATTTTAGTAGCCATAATGGGATGGGGAGGCGTAACAAAAGGGGGCGATGTTACGCTTTAAACTCCCCAAACTGTCCTAAGCAGCGATGGTGTTGCCAGTCGCTATAGTCAGTGTAGTGCCATCGTTAGAATCACAAAAAGTGAGAGTCTGAACGCCTGCACTATCTTCAACCATTAGCTTGTCACCTTGCTGAATTTTATTGACTGCTTCATCAAAATAATTAGCACCAGAAATAGCTGCATAATCATCATCAGCACTCGCATACAACCAAAGTGATTTGGCGTTGCTGTTAGCTGTTGAAGCGCGTTGTAAGTTTTGGAAATTAAAAGCCATGACGTATACCTCCTTAGCTTTCGTCTACTTCGATTTTAACGAAACCATCAACGTCTCGCACACAGCTGCCAGCTTTAAGGTAGCCATTAGATAACCAAGAACGCTTTTCAGGAACCCAGTCAACTGAGGTGCGCATATCCATGCCAATAGCAGTACCAATGGCTTGTTTATGGAAAGCAAAACAGGTGCGGATATTTCCGTTTAAAGGTAAGCCACCTTCTTCTCGTGCCTCAATAGTTTTCCACTTGAAGCCCATAAAGGTGTCGATGGTGCCAGCCATAAGCAAACGAACTGTGTTGTAGTCGTTGTCTGTGATGGTCTGATTGTTAAGAATATCCTCTAACGCGCCTGTAGAGATGGCGATATAGCGATCTCCCATTCCTACGCCTTGGTCTGTTAAGGCCATAGCAGCTTGGATAATCTTCTCTAGGGTCATACCTGTACCGCCCGCAGCGATAACTGGCGCAGTAGGTGTTGCTGCTTCCATAGCGTCAATCATTGTCTGGTCTAAGCGACGACCTAAAGCCCACGAGATAACTTGAATAAGCTCTTGGCGCTCATCAAAGTTTACTGTTTGCTGGTCGAAAATATCGGTGAATTCTGGAGCATCCCAATCCAAGATAGGACAAGGAATGTTCTCAGTCTCAATATCCATAGGTACTACGTTATCTGAGCTGGAGCCTTTGCGCGTAGCAATGCCCTTGCTCATCTTACGGAAATTGTATACATCACCAATAACATTGGTGCGAATTGTTACGCAATCGCGCAACTTACTTGCAGTTTGGAAAGCTTGCTTTACATCGGCATCAAAAGCCTGACTAGCAGCTTGATCTAGGAATTTAGACATTATTGCCTCCTAATAAATAAACAAAAAACTTCTTTTTGGTTATCTGTCAAGAGACAGGCCAATAGTATATAAAAACACCGGCCAAAGGTTATCGGATAATAGATACTACCACGTAGATTTGACAAAAAAAACCCCCGATAGGGTTCGGGGGTAAATTAAACGATTATGCGTGCCTTGCGGCATGGTCGCTATCTTACGTTATTAAACACCTTAACGCTAGACTTATTACCGTAAAAATCTCTCTCAAGCTTCTCATACTCTGCGCGATAAGTAGGATCATTCATTTTGAACCCGCCTGACTCATCCTTGGCATTTCGCATTTGAGTAAGTTTATCTACTGTAATTCCCTGCGGGTTATCACCGCCCTCGAAAGGTAGCTTCTTAGGCTTGGTAGCCTTGATCATCATTTCTACAATCTCTACTGCGCCCGCCGTAGTTAAGGCATCCTCAGCAATCTTGTACTCTTCTGGTGAAAGGTTAGCCTCAAGAAATCCAGCGGCATCACTTACTCTCTGTGCCGCATTATCACCTAGCTTATTCATCTCGGTTTCTGGGCTTGTGTAGTAGTCTACGATGTCTTGAACGGTAGAGTTATGATAGCCGACGCCATCTCCTGAAAATCCGACAAAGTATCTTCATTTACAGAAACATCTCCTAGAAAATCATTATCATAGGCTTCTGGCGCACCAGTATACGCCCCTATCTTTTTCTCAAGCTCACCATAGGATTTTGCTAAGTCCTCACCTGTTTTAAACTTCTGAGGCAGCCATTCTGGCCTTTCTT